GAGGTACTTGCTTCGATTTGTTCGAATAAGTCATAAAGTTTATCTGTATTCATTTTATAATTGGTTTAAAGGTGATGTGTGAGGTAAGGCAGGGGCCTTAGTTTTAACTCTAGTATATAAAGCATTTTTAGGAAGATCTACAGCAGTTAACCCATGGTGATTTTTTCTCTTTCCGGTTACCCAGTTAGTTATATTTTGAGTACTAGTATTTAAGAAAGCAGCTGCATCTCTTATACTATCGTATTGTCCTAATGAAACTCCATCCTTAAATAATTCTACTGGACGTCTATTAGGAGACTGAGTATGAAACTTATGCTTTAATCCAGTTCTAATAGCATGACGGAGATTGGCGGATCGAGTAACCCATTCTAAATTACTAAAATGGTTATTAGCTTTATTTCCATCCACGTGATTTATTTCAAGAGGAGTACTAGGATCTGCTTTAGGTTTAGGTACGAAATACATTCCTACTAGTCTATGACCCTTAAATAACTGAACATTAACTTCATCAGTCTCTGTTTTATTATAAAGTCTATAATGTGAATACCCCATAGCATCAGTTTGAGGACTTAATATTTTAGGTTTCTTCTGAGTATAAGATAATACTCTACCGAAGTTACTGATACAATACGATTCAAAGCTCTGTATTACTACAAAGACTTCTCCTTCTAATTTTTCAATGTTGTAATTAAATGCTGCCATTTGTCTATTTTTTTTAAGTTATTATTTATAAGATAAGAAATATTTATCTAACTTCCTACTTATACATAGCACTAAATATCCTTTCCAGTAAAAAAAGTTTCTGGAATTGTAAAGTGTATTGGATTAGCACCTGCATAACCCTTAGAATGGTACTCTTTTTCTAACTGTAATGCCTGGGATTTATCTTTAAATCTACCTAGTATTTTTACCTCAGATACATCTCTACTATGTGCACATTTATGGTGATTCATTCTAAAATATAAATTAGCAGTCATTCCTACATAATTTTCTTTAGTCAGCAAGTAAACGTAGTAATATCCATCTCTTTTAGACTCTACAAATCTTTTCTGAGACTCCTTATATCTTCCATCATACTTTCTACCATAGTTATAAGCATTAACTTTATCTGGGTTCTCTTCTTTCCATTTACTTATCTGAGCTCGAATCTTATCTTTATTTTCTGGGTAAGATTTTAATCTATACTCTCTACAACAACCTCTACATCTTACCCCGTAACCATCTCCCTGATTACTGTTTTTAAAAAACTCTGAGTAATCTTTTTCTTTCTTACAAGTACTACAAATTTTCATAACTTTAAATTTTAACAATACGAATCTTGGTATAGCTTTTCCGCCTACCTTAGTTTTTGTTGTAATCAGTCAGCTTATCTTATACCACCAATCGGATTTTCACCGGAGGAATGACTACCTCTATTTAGTATATCTTTACTGCTTTTCAGGAAGTACCTATTCGATACCCTCTAACCCTGCCTTTTTCTCTACTACAATGAAGCTAGACCCTAAACGACTATCAGGTGTTGGCTGTTCCAGCTGAATGGATAAAAAAGGAAAGGACCAAATCCAAGGGGCTGGTGAGGCAGCGATCCTTAGAAATGATCCTTTTAATATCTTTGTTGACCCTCACGTCTTATATACATAGCTACCAATTCTGGTTAACTATAAAATAATGTACGAAAAAGTCCTTAGATTAGCAACTTTATTTTTAATTAGTTTTCCCTCTTACAAAGAGAGAGGGCCCAGTTCCCCAACCGACCCTCCTCTATAGAGATAAAAAGTAGGAAAGGAGGAGGAGAAAATAGAGACATGGCGTGTCGTGGATTACTTATGAAAGTAAGTAGAATTAAAACTCCTCCTGTGTGTCCTTCCTATAATTAAATATAAGCAAAATACCATTCGGATACAACTAATAGGGAAAAAAATAAAATTATAGTTCACGTTTTAAATTTTATTCTATATAGAGTCTCCTCAAAAGGTAAACCGGCCTATTTATATTTACATGACAGTATTTTGTCATGGTAAAATCATTAATTTAATCAAACTATTATGAACAAAGAGATGTTAAAAACTTTGGTAAAACAACACTTCAATTTAGTTGAGGCTGTTCCAACTCCAGAGACTCAAACATTTGCTGAAGCTTCTTTGGTTGATGGTACTAGAGTATCTAATGATGAAGGTGCTGATTTCGCAATCGGTCAAACTCTTTTTGTAACTACTGAAGACGGAAGTAAAGTTGTAGCGCCAGTTGGCCTTCATACTACCGAGTCTGGTATTGCTATAGATGTTGATGCTGAAGGTAAAATCGTAGGCATTCATCACCCAGATGCAGAACCACAAGGTTCATTAGCTATCGCAACAGAAACAGAAGCTGCAGCAGAGCCAGTAGCAATGCAAGAAGAAGGTTACACAGAAGGACCAGAAGTAGGTGATATCATCGAAGCTGTAATTTCTGCTGTTAGACCAGAAATGGAAATGCTAAAACAAAAAATGGCTGATATGGAAGAGCAGATGAAGAAAGTATTCTCAGCTCCTGCATCAGAAAAAACACAAACTGCTAAATTCGGTAAAGAAGAGGCAGAAAAACAAACAATTGCTGATCCAATCAACGCTAAGATGGCTAAGATGGCAGTAGATGCTTTAAAAGCAAAGAAAAAATAACTTAAAACAAAACTAAAATTCAATCAACATGGGATTAAACGTATCAGCTCTTGCAGATTTTAACAATCAATTGGCAGGAGAACTATTAGTTCGTTCAGTATATGCTGGTTCTACAATGGAATATATCACTATCAAAGAAGGTGTAAAATTCCAGGAACCAATTAACTTGATGGACGTAGATTTAGTAATTCAGGCGGGCACTTGTATAAGCAACCCTTCTGGTTCATTAGAATTCACACAACGTAACATTACTGTTACACCTCGTACATCTTTCGATGGCATCTGTTTAAAAGATATGGACAAGAAATACTTAGGTATTGCTGCATTAGAGCCAGGATCTTACTCAGAAACATTCGCTATGGCAGCTGCTTATGGCGATTTATTAGTTAACCAATTCCAAAAGAGCAACGATAAGTTCTTATGGAACGTTAATAACGGCTTAAGTGCTTTAACTTCAGGTTCAGCTCCAGCTAACACTATCGGTGTAGTTATTCCAGCTGCTATCACAGGTTCAGCATTCACATCTGGTAACGCATTAACAGTAATCGACACAATGATCGAAAACTTAGATGCAGACGTAGCAGATCGTGATGACTTAACAGTATTCATGTCAGTTAGCAACTTCCGTAAGTATGTAACAGCTTTACGTACAGCTAACTCTTTCTTCTTCGATCCAAGCTCTATTACTAACCGTGGTGGTGTATTAGATATGACGTATCCATTCCAAAACGTACGCGTAGTTGGTACTTCAGGTTTAACTGGTTCAGATCGTATTATCTTAGCTCCTGCTAAATATATCGTTGCCGGTACAGACTTGTTATCTGACTTCTCTGAGTTCCAAATGTGGTACGATATCAACACTGATCAATTAAAGCACAGAATCTCAACTAAGTTGGGTGTTCAGGTAGCTTATCCAGAGTACATCGTTTCTAACGCACGTAACTAATTAATTGAGAGCGAAACTGTAGAAAGGAGTAGCTCTCATTTTAAAATAACTAATTAAATAAACAAACACTATGGCTTGTAATATAACATCTGGCTTTACTTTAGGCTGTCGCGATAATGCTGGTGGTATCGATGAGATATACATCTTATCAGGATCTATCACATCTATCACAGAACCAACTGAAGGTTTAGCTACCGCTATCACAGGGTCAGGTAAATTCTATAGATTCGAATTACCACGTAACGTGGGAGACTTTACAGAAGTACCTACACCTTCAAATGAGAATGGAACTGTATTTTACGACCAGACAATTAACGTAGCTTTCCATAAGTTACAATCTTCTATCCGTAACCAAGTTAAAGTATTGGCTCAAAATCCAAGCTTGACTATTGTCGTGAAAACGAATAACGGAACTAGCGATCACGTAGGAGAATTCTTCTTAGCGGGTCGTTACAGAGGACTAACATTGTCTGCCGGTACAGGCGGAACTGGTACAGCGTTCGGTGACGCTAACCAATATGCATTGACTTTCAACGGTCAAGAACCATTACCATTCACTGAAATTTCAACTAACGGATCTTTATCATCAGCATTATCTGGTATTACAGTATCTAGTTAAGAATAAAACTTGAGGAAGGGGGTACGGGATCTTAGTAGGAACCCTGCCCCTTTTTTCTTATATTTAAGATAAAGGACGATATGGTTAACTTCTATAATCATGTTCCAGTAGGAACCCACACAGTATACCCGGACATTGATCCGATATACCTTAGTGATCCTTCTGGATCACTTAGAATAGTATTAGTACAGGATCTTGATAACTCTACGACAGAGATATATCCTACTGTCACTAACCAGCCTAACGAATTTAACCCTAGAGTAATTTTTAATGTTCCTTCAGGGAGTCTTCCACATCCTCAGGGTCTATACATGATGTATAGTTATGAAGGAACAAGTCCAAGTAATATTTGGAACTTAATTGCAGAAGAATGGGAAATGATTACTAGTGAATGGCAAGATTCAGTTGTAGTTAACCAAAGATTAATTTCTACAGATAGAGCATGGGTTCAGGGCGTTAATGGGGTAGACATAACTATGTATACTGGTACCAATCAAACTGGCACATACACAACATATAATAACTAATATGGAATCACAAAATTCTAAAAAGTTTAATTTTCAAACAGTACTGCCTCAACAGGGTAGATCTTTTGATTTTCTAGAAACTAAAGGAGAAAAGAAATTTATAAAGTTTGGAAATGATAACTTATTTCCTCAACATCTTATCGATCTTTACAATAGATCAAGTATTCATGCAGCTGCTGTAAATGCTATTACCGAAGGTATAGTAGGTCAAGGTTTAACAGCTAATGTAGAGACTTATCTAGACCGTGCAAATTCACACGGGGAAACATGGAATGACTTATATGCTAAATTAGCTCTTGACTTTAAATTATACGGATCATTTGCTTTCGAAGTAATTTGGTCTAACGATAGGACTAAAATTGCTGAAGTATTTCATATTGACTTCTCTTATTTAAGAACTGAGGTAAAAGACTTTAGAGGTCACGTACCGGGATATTTTATAAGTTCAGAATGGGATAAAAATAGTAGATACGTTACTACAGGAATGAGACAGGATATTCCTTACTTACCTGTATTTAACGAAAAAAGAAAATACGACGAACCTAATCAAATATATGTAATGCGTAGCTATCGCCCTGGACAGGATTATTATCCTCTTCCGGATTATTGTGCTGCATTAAAGGTAATTGAATTACATACAGAGATTGATAACTTCCACGTTAACAATATTAAGAACGGTTTAGCACCGTCGCTAGCTATTACAACTTTTATGAATGGATCGGAAGATCAGATTCAAGCTGTACGTGCTCAGTTACAAGGAAACTACGGAGGATCCAGTAATGCTGGTAGTCTCATCTATATGGATGTAGACGCACCTGAAAATGCACCAGTAATTACCCCGATTGCTCAAAATGGCGCTGACTCTTATTACGAGAATGTCAACGACATGACAACACAAAAAATATTAACAGCACACCGTATTACTTCTCCAATGATCTTAGGTATTAAAACTGAAGGTCAATTAGGGGGTAGACAAGAGGTGCTAGATGCCTATTTACTATTACAGAATACAGTAATTGTTCCTTTCCAACAAGACCTATTAAGAAGTCTTGAATCGATAATGCAAGTAAACTATCCAGATATAGTACTAGGTGTAATTCAAAAGAAACTATTTGCAGACGGCAAGGAAGAAGAAGAAGTAATTACTTCAGCAGAAACTACTGATGCAGAAGATGCAAATTTACAACAACCAGAAAATTTAGGATAATATGACAGACGTATTTTTAATATCAGAAGCAAAGCTTAGAGAGTTTACAGATATGGACAATAATGTCGATACTATGCTCATTAAGAATGCTATTAGAGAGGCACAAGATATACCTCTTCAGCAATGTATTGGTACTTTGTTATATAATAAAATTTTAAACCTGGTAGAGACAGGAGATATCACTCAGGGACAGTATTCAGACTATAAGGGCTTATTAGATGATTATATTCAAGACTTTTTACTTTACGCAGCATACTGGTATTCATTAGACTCTATCTACTTACGTGCTAGAAACAATGGTTTGTTAGTACCTAATGGTGGTGAGAATTCTATTGCTTCGGATCGTTCTTTATATAATGTAAAGAAACAAACAGTAGAAAATAAAATGAACTACTATAATGATAGATTAACTAACTATATTATAGAAGAACAAGCTTTATTTCCTGAATTAAATGCTTCTAATAAACTATATGATCAGTTTCCTGATTATAATACAAAATATAGAAATCCATTTGGTTTCGCAAGATCTACATTCTATAAAGAATTAAGAAGAAGAGGAATACAGACTTACGATAGCCGTTTCCCACAATTTCCGCAAAACGAATATAAAACAAGATAATATACTATGGGATTCAATCTTACAGGTACGCAGGTAAAAGACACCTATCAAAGACTTGCACAAATATCAGGTTCATACCTTAACGACGGTACAGGATCGGTTATTACAAACCTTACTGTAACCTCCTCTTATGCAAGTGTTGCAAACTCAGTAGCTTATACTAACATAACAGGTAAGCCAACTTTAGTATCAGGATCAGCTCAGATCGTTATTGGCTCCACAACAGGTAACTTATCTGGAAGTAGAGTAATCGGTGCTGTAGCAGGAACTGTTGCTTATGCAAACATAACTGGTAAACCAGCCCTAGTATCAGGATCAGCTCAGATCGTTATTGGTTCTACAACAGGTAATTTATCTGGAAGTAGGGTAATCGGTGCTGTAGCAGGAACTATTGCTTACGGTAACGTAACTGGTAAACCAACCTTAATATCAGGATCAGCTCAAATAGTAGATCTTGGCTTTGCAACTACTGGATCAAATACATTTATAGGTAATCAAGCAATACAAGGAAACGTAACGTTTGTAAGTAGTAGCTTTATCTCATCTAATAACCAATCTGGAAGTATATACATTTCAGCACTAAACGCTGGAACACTTTATTTAAACTCCGATGGCGGTGAAGGTAATGTTAATGTTGGATATAATGGATGGGGTGGTATATTAAATGTAGAAGGTAATGTAACTATTGAAGAGACATTAACAGTAACGAATATACAAGGTACAGGAAGTTTATTATTACAACCTAATAATGCTGATCAAAGAGCATTTGTAATTTATAATACAGCTCCGTCAGATATACATATAGGAAGTACTTCTACTCCATATATATTTTTTGGAGACGATACTAACTACTTAAAAATTGATCAACCCGTTGGACAGATTACTATTGAAGCTACTGATGAGATATACTTAACTACAGATACATCAGTTATCGGGGACTTAATTGTTTCTGGTACTTTCTATCCAAACATAGTTAACTTTTTTAGTAGTTCAATAGCACAAAGTACAGGCTCATACGTTCTTACAACAAGTACCGCCGGTGTAGTACAATATGATACTTACCAAAATGTAGCCGATGCAGTAGAATCATATATACAAATTAACAATATTTCTGGTGATTTATCTGGAAGTAGAGTAGTAGGCGCAGTTGCTAATGCTACTAACGCTGTTAGTGCATCTCATGCTATTACAGCAGATACAGCAGTTAGTGCATCTCATGCTATTATAGCAGATACAGCAGGTAGTTCATCTACAGCATTTAGTGCATCTTATGCAACAACTGCAACATCTGCTTCTTTTGCAAACCAGGCAAACAGTGCTTTATCCGCTAATCAAGCTACATCTGCTTCTTACGTAACAGAGGCAGTAGTTGCTAAGACAAATCAAAATAACACATTCGGAGGTAACCAAACCTTTAACAATATAACAGTAAACGGAACAGGTTCATTTGCTTACATTTTACAAGTAACAGGATCTATAGTTAAGACTGGTGAAAACTTTATACAGTTAAACACAGATAGTCCAGTTCAAAGATTTGGAGGTATTAAAGTAGTAGATTCAGGATCTTTACAGACCGGCTCTATTATATGGGATTCATTAGAAAATCATTGGATATACGAAAGTACTGCAGAGGGTACTTATGGAGCAGGTGGATTCTTATCCGGGCCTAGATCTACAGATATCTTTAACGTTCTTTATCCTACTGTAAATAAAGTATTAAAATCACAAGGTGAAGATCATGTAGTTGATTCTAGTATCACAGATACAGGAGCAAAGGTAGACTTTAGTACTAACGTAGTAGTAACAGGATCAGTAGAAGCATCAGCAGGATTTTTAGGTAATGCAAGTACAGCAACATCTGCTTCTTTTGCAAACCAGGCAAACGGTGCTTTATTCGCTAATCAAGCTTCTTCTGCTTCTTATGTAGCAGGTCAAGAGGATTATGCTAGAAAGAGCCAATCGAATATCTTTACTCAAAGACAGACTTTAAAAGCAGGTGCTAATGTAACAGGTAGTTTAACATTTAATATTACTGAGTACGAAGGTATAGATTTAATGCAAGGTGATTATACTATACCTACATTTTCTACACCAATTAGATTCTTCTCAGGATCTGTTAAGAGAGATTATAATAGTAACAAGTGGGTAAATATGCAAGTAACTCCAGGTAGTTTACCTTGGGTGGCAATATCTTCATTCCCGGAGAATTCGCACTTTTTGTACTTCCAACCAGCATATACTTCTGGAACTGGTAGAAATAGAATTTCATTCGAATCACAGATAGCAGGATACGATGCAGGATTACAAATTAACGACGCTGTTTACATAACAGGATCTTTAAGAGTATCAACTACTTTAGATGTATTAGGTAAAACAACCTTTAGCGATCAAGTAGTAGGATCAGTTGCAGCTATAACTCTATCTTCAAATACAGGATCTCTAGACTGTAGCTTAGGAAACTTCTTTACAATGACTTTAGGATCAGGAGTAGATACATTATTGAATCCTTCTAACATACATGCAGGTCAAACGATAAATCTACAGATCACTCAGAACGGTACTACAGCAGGAACAATATCATTCCCATCTTCAATTAAATTTGCAGGAGGAACTGATTACGTAGCCTCTACAGGACTAGGAGCAATAGACGTCCTTACCTTAGTATCATTCGACGGAACTAACTTACTAGCAACAGCAGTTAAAAACTTATCATAATATATGAGTATATTCGCACCATTTGCTTTCCAAGCAGAAGAAGCAGCAGCCGGATTCGGTCCCTGGAATGGTACTTTTGGAACTGGCTTTAATAATACAACTAGTTTCATAACTAGAAATAATTATGATGGCGGTTTAATTATAACTGGTGCCTTTACTACCTATAAAGGAAACGCTGCATTAAGGATAGTAAAATTAGATATAAACGGTACTCAACAAACTTTAGATACAACAGGTACTACTTTTGCAAGTGCAGCTGGTAGATGTGCAGCTGTAGATACAGCAACAGGTAGATTATTTGCTGGAACACAAGCATCTACTTACTTTAGAGCATGGAATGCTAGTGGGGTAGAAGATACTGGATGGCCAACATTTAATGGTGCTATCACAGATATGAAAATTAACGGCGGTTATCTTTACTGTGTAGGAAACTTTACAACCGTAAACGGTAATACCACATATGGTAACTTCGTAAGAATAAATTTAACAACTAAAGCAGTAGACGCTTCATATACGTATTTAACTAAAACGGTAACGAACGTTGGTGAAAGCTGGTATATTGATTTTGATACAGCTAATGATAGAGCATACGTAGGTGGACCATTTACAAATATAGATTCAGTAGGTATAAGATTCTTATATAAAATTGTATTATCTACAGGTGCAAGAGATACTTCTTGGAATTATAACCAATTAGTAAGAACTACTTCTAACTCTTTATCATTCTCACCAGTCGTTCAAAGTGACAGTAAAGTAATGGTAGGAGGAGCCTTCCTTCAAAAAGTTGTTAGTGGAGTAACTTCTAACGGATATAATATAGCTCGATTAAATACAGACGGTACAGTAGATACTGGGTATAATATTCCTACAGCCGGGGAGGTAGGGTATGGTACTAGAACAATAGGTACTTTTTCAACAGGTAAGTATTTATTTCCTGGTAATTTTAGCAGTACTCAATTACCTTATTTGCCAGGATGGGTAGGTACTAATTATAACCAAAACGGATTCATAAGAATAGATAATGACGGTGATTATGATGCTACGTTATATTATCCTACTGCAATGGGAGTAACAGTACCAACTCTAAGTAGAAGAAGTATTACTCATAACTTAATTCAATCAGACGACACATTTATATGCACTTCAGCAGGTACTAGATGGCAAAACTCAGAAGTCACTAACTACATATTTGCAATGAATGCAGACGGAACATTAAGAACATCAGCATACCTGTAAAAGGTATATATATATATATAATTAAGAAGAGATCTCAAAAGGGTCTCTTTTTTGTTTCCGGATATACTGACTAATTATATAAAAGGGTTGGAAGTCTACTTTATTTTCCGTATATTAAAAATAAAAAATGGGTGCTGAATATATGAAAATGTACTATAAAAGAAGGAGAGATGCATCTCCTTATATAGTATACTATCTACCGAAAGAAGATTATTACGGTCACACTAAAGATATAATTAACAGAATGTACCTGCATAGAGCTAAAGGCAGAGATACTTCAGGGTACATTATATTACACGAATTCGATAATAAAGAGGATGCTCTTATAAAAGAGCAACATTACCAGAAGAAGAGTTTAATATGTACGGCGTGTAATAAAGAAAAAAGATCAACTCACTTTTTAAAAGGATATAAAGGGATAGAAGGCTACAAAGATTATTCAGACATATGTGTAGACTGTCACCAATCAGGTACAGTTTATAATTACTCTGTTATAGATATATTTACCGGAGATGTCTATACTAACGCTAATACTTTTGATGAAATAGGGGCAGTTTTTAATCTCTCAGGGGAACGTATAAGACAGCTTTGTAATAAAGAACGATTAATAAAAAAACGATTTAATGTCAGAATTAACAGACGAAGAAAAGAAAATAATATTAGCTAAAGAACTTACAAGGATCTATCCTCAGTTACAGATTAACATGACTAAGGTATGTGGGTATAATGCCCCTCTATGGGCGGATGATTTACTAGTAGTAGGCTTAGAGTATTGGTTAGCGAAACCTTTGGAGCAACAATGGAAAACTCACTTGGATGGTAAAATAGAGAATTTTATTACTTACATTTGTTCAGTACAGGTAAGATCAGGAGGTAGTAAATTTTATACCCAGTACAGAAAACCAAGCATACAATCTAGAGAGTTATTTGATAATTACAAATACGTAGCAGACGAAGATATAGAAGAAGAATACGGATTAGTAATTGATTGTATGAAAAAGCAAATAGAATTACTTAACCCGTACGAAAAGATGTTAATAGAGGAAAAGATAATTCAAGGTAGATCCTACGCATATATAAATCAGAAATACAATATACATAACGGGCATCTACTCAGAGATATAAAAAGAATCGTTAAACAAATTCGAACTAAATGCAAACATTGCTTTGACCTATGATACTAACATTAACAATAACAATCGTGATACTATCTTTAACCGTCTTATACCTAGTATCACCTAAAGTGATATCTTATATTAATCAGAAGAAGAAAGAAAGAGAGGAACAAGAGGTAACACGTATACACAAGATTATAGAAGACTATTTAAAAAAGATAATTAATGATTAAAGAAATCCTAGGATTAGCCATAATAGCAGTACTAATTACTAGCTGGTATGAACCTATACAAGGAATAAAGAATCGTATACTCCAGAAATTAAATGTGGGGTGGATAACAAAAATCTTTACTTGTCCTAAATGTATGGGCTTAATCCTAGGTACTATAGTAACTCAGAATTTATACTACGGAGTAATTATTTCTCTTACAGCGTATATTATAAACCACACAATCGATAGAATAGAATCATGGTATATGACTTAACACCAGAGCAGGATAAATGGTTAGAAGAGGTATTTAAACCGACAATGCATTTAACAATTAGAGGCCAGGTCTTAACAAATTATTACGAGGCAGAGATGTTATTTACAGGAGCTAAAAAGCATTTAACCAGAGGATGTAGTTGCGAATTAGGAGGATTAAAAACAAAAGTTGTAGATTTATATAATCGTTATGCAAAGAAAAAAGAAGAGGCTTTATCAAGATCAGACCGGGATATGGTGTCAACCAATTCGTAGAAAGAGTAAAAAAGACTACTATACAGAAGACGACTACATACAGGCAGAATACTTCATATACAACAATCTTCCTTTTTATAGTTCAACAGAAAGATTACCTCCAGCCATAGCCCAAGAGGCATTACTAGAGGGAGAAGAGTTTACACTTATACCAGGAGTATCAGAGAGATATGTAATAACTAATAAGTATAGAGTAGTATGTGTAAAGACTAGTAGAACAGTTAAACCTTTTATGTCTTATAACTACCATTACGTTATAGTAGCCAATAGACAGGTTAATATGAGGAAGGTATATCAAGAGAATAACTGGGAGTATAATTATGAAGAGGTAGTTGATTTATACGATGAAAAAGGATGGCCTTATCTAGATTATAGACTTAAGCATGCCCCAAGACAGAAAAAAGTGTTGATCACTAACGAAGAAGGGTAGCTATTTATCTAATGATAATATAATAACATACACACATGAGCGATAAAGATAGACATTCAAAGACAGAAGTAGAGAGGAGAGTATCCCAATGCTTTAAATTAAGATATGAATCTACTCCTTCTATCAAGCAAGAGGAATGGGTTCAATACTGTCATGAGAATTACGGGGATAGATCCGAACAACAATATTGTGATTATTGGGCATCAGCTAAGGCTAAATACGATACAGGATGGAAAGAAAAATTAAACTCTTTATTAGGTCCAGCTACCGAAAGAATTGAGCAATTACTTGCATCCGATAATACCAATGATCATAAAGAAGCAATTAAAATGGTTTATAAGTATACAGGCAATGATATAGAAAGACAAGAGGTCAAATCAGAGTCCGTAATTAAAGTAAGTTTTACTTCAGATGGAGATTAAGTTATTTAAACCTTTCCCTAAACAGAAAGAGATTATTGATTCCTTTATTTCTTCAGATCACTTATTTGGAGTAATAGTAGCACCCCGTGGATCCGGAAAGACTCTACTAGCAGAGAACATGATGTTATTTTGGCTATTAGATAATCCTAACCAAAAAGGAGGATGGATCTCACCAATATATAATCAAGCAAAAAACGTTTATGATCAAGTTGTTGAAGCAGCTCGTGATATCATTGTACAAAGTAATAGACAAGATCTTCACATATCTTTTAGTAACGGCAGTAGTCTTAAGTTTATTAGCAGCGATAATCCTGACACTATACGAGGGTTTCGTTTCCATTATCTCATACTTGACGAGGTTGCTTTCATAAAAGAGAATACTATACAATCAGCTATACTACCTACACTCAATCCTAACGGTAAGAAGTGTCTCCTAGTGTCTACACCAAGAGGTAAGAATCATCTTTATACTTGGTACCTAAAAGGTAAAGACAGTTCGGCAGATACGATTTCTTTTAAAATACCTTTAACGGAATGCCCGTACGTAAATAGGAACTTAATAGAGGAAGCTAGAACTAGTTTACCTCCTGATATCTTTAAGCAGGAATACTTAGCTGAATTTACCGATGCATCATCTGATGTATTCGTAGGAATTGAAAGAGTAGCTTCTGTAGGTATCTTTGATCTATCTAGAAAGGTAGATGTCTTTGTTGGTATAGATACAGGACTTCAAGATGATATGTCAGTACTTACTTGCATAGATACTATGGGTAGGGTAAAATGGATTGAATCTCTTAACAGAGAAAATATAAGTACTATTGCAAATAGGTTCATAAGTATACTGTCTAACTACAATGTAGTGGGTGGTTATATTGAGACAAACGGCATAGGTAGAGGAATGTGGGACTTAGTATCTAAGAAATTTAATAAGCTTAAGGAATGGAATACCACTCAAGATAATAAGACGGATATGGTTAGAAAGCTTATAGCAGATATAGAGAGTCTAAATATAGAATTACCTTCTATAGACTTATGTCCAGAACTACACCAGCAGATGGGAGCTTATACTTACAGATTATCCGGAAATGGTAAGCTTACTTTTACTCACCCTAATGGAGGAAAAGATGACTTTGTGGATTCGCTTTTACTAGCTAATTATAGTAGAGTAAGGTTTCTAGAAAGAAAACCAATAACAGTAGTCCAAGCACAGACGGTAAAGCCGACTTGGAGTTACAAATAAAATTTCGTATATTAGTAATATGAAAGTATGTAAAAAATGTAATCAGGAAAAAGAGTACTTAGAGTTTTATAAACATAAAGCGACTAAAGACGGATACGACTCTTGGTGTAAAGCCTGTAATCGTAATAGTTACCAAAACGGCAGACTTAAAGATCCAGCAACCTTTTATGCTTACGTAAAGAAGTCTAGGGTTTCCACAGAAGATGGTTATCATAGTGTGTATCTTTTACCTTATGAACATTATGTAGGTACTACCAAAAACATAGTCTATAGAATGACTGGCCATCGTAATAAAGGTAAGGATATAAGTAGTTATATTGTACTAGGAAGATTCAAACATAGAGACGAGGCGTTACAGTTAGAGAAAGTATATCACAGTCAAGGCTATAATGGTAAGCATATTAACAATAGCTACAAATAATCACAGTTAATAGACCAGACAATAATAATATTTAATTATATGAAAAAGACAGTAGAAGTTAAGATACCCGAATATATTACTATAGGTAAATACCAGCAAATGAATAAGCTGGAGAGCCTTAGTGAACTAGATCGTATCGTAAAGATAATTTCTGTAGTTACAGGTTTAGATTCTAAAGAGGTTAGAACTTGGGACTTAGAAAGCCTTACAACTGTATCAACTGCAGTAGGAGAGGTAGTAGAACGTAAAGGAGAGTTTCATGCCGTATTAGAATTCGGAGATCAATTATATGGATATAGTAACCTATCAGACTTTTCTTTAGGTGAGTATATTGATTTAGAAGAGTACCTTAAAGATCCAACAGTTAACTTGCAGAAGATAGCTGCTTTATTGTATCGACCCATAACCAAGCATAACTTCGGTAAGATCTCTTTCTTAGTTAAGAACAGTATCAAAATAGGTAATAATGCCGTAGAGAATGTTTTTGACCACTACACGTTAGAGCCTTATGATAACGAAAAGGTAGCAGATAGACATGAAACGTTTAAGCAGTTTCCGGTACACATAGTATTAGGTGCCCTGGCTTTTTTTTTCGCCGTAGGAAGTCAATACTTGAAAAGTATAGCATCTTCGGAGACGGAGACGATAGATCCGAAGGGGACAAAGATGATAGACGAGGCAATGAAAACTCTTTTAGCGAGCATTGGGGGTGGTGGGGGACTATATACTCACTCTCCAAGTCTAACATACTTTCAATTTCCGGTGACAGAGCCATCACTGATATAAATTTTATAATGGTATTAAACTATCTAGAGATAGATAAAGATTATCAACAAGAAGATGCCAAGAGGCAGAAAATGATAAACAATCAAACTAGAATACGATGAGTAAAAAAATAAAACCAGAAGAATTACAAGACCTTACTACTGAGGAATTAAAAGAAGTAGTAGTAGGTGCTGTTGTAGAGATATTAGGAGATGAACTTATAATAGTAGAAACTCCAGAATTAGATAAATTAGAACCTCCAAAGTTTATCTCTTCAGATGAAACTAATGCTAAGTTTATATCAACGGTATTAGGCTTTAAAGCTAAAGGATATAATCATAATGCTATTGGTGCTATGATGGGTATTGATAGTGATTTAGTAAAAGAGATATTCGAAAGTGGAAGATAATTTACTTATACCGACTAAGCCGGAATTCAAGATACATACTAATGATCATTTTGATTATATGTGTAATAAAATTATTGAGATGCATCATAAAAGAATGGAGGCTCACCATATAGCCTTTCATACGAATTTAGAACTTAGTCTTATAAAAGACATTTTAGAATATATTAAGACAAACGAATATGCCAGCAAATAGATCATACGAAGATATAGTAAATCACTTCCAGGCAGCATGTGATACTAACTTAGCAGTAGCTTCCTTTACAACAGGACCTATTGACTATTTAGATTCATCTGCTGTAAACAGGTATTATCCTTTTGTATTTTTACGTCCTATGTCTTCTATAGGCGTTCAAGGTAATACTAAGACTTTATCTTTTGAGTTATACTCTTTAGATATACCTAAATTATCAGACGGTAATGCTTTAAAGGTAATGTCAAATACAGAAGAGATTTTATATACTATAGCTTCTTATTTTACTTTAGGTCCAGATCAAAAGTATTATGATTTAATTATCAATACAATAACACCAGTAAACGAAGCATTTCAAGATAGAGTATTTGGATGGGTAGCTGATATAGACGTTGTTACTCCTTATACATTAAACTATTGCGATTTTCCAACTAGACCATAATGGGTAAATATTTAAACCAAGCAATAACAGAAGTAGGAGTACTTATAGTAGAAGGTCTTAGAGAGTCTCTATTTCAAAAAGGTATCTCTAGCTCTGGAGATTTAGCTGCATCTATCAAACCTATAGTAACTGTAGAGAAAGGTAAAGCAACTATTCTTCAAATACAGATGGCCGGTTATGCTCAGTTCGTAGAAGAAGGAAGAAGAAAGGGTGCTAAGCAACCTCCTAGTTCGGCCATTAAAGAATGGATACAACAGAAAGGGATTACTAAGCCTTCAAAATATAGTTTAGATAGTTTTGCGTTTGTAATAGCCCGTAGTATATCTAGAAAGGGTATCAAGCCAAGACCATTTATTCAAACAACGGTTGACTCGACAATGAAAAATAAAGGATACGATTTATTATTAGATGGTATCTTAAAAGATTTAATAGCAGTATAATATGGCAGTAGCAATAAGACAACAGCCTCAAAGTCCTAATGCCGCATTTGGTACGTTACCTTATGTGGTATCTGGAAGTAATGCTCTTACTTTACCTCAGTATCAATTTGTAATTGATGTACAGGATGAAAATAAGACTATACTAACCAGATTAAGACAATATCCTAATCCATCTGGGCAATGTGTAATAGATGTAGCAAATATAGTATCAGATTACCTTAGTGTAACTCCCGGCTTTGTTGAAGGTCCTGGGTTTATGTCTACAGGTGTTAGAGGAGATGATACTTCTAATAAAGTATTTAGAGTGGCATTCGGAGAAGAGTATGGAACTTCTATATCTTCTTCTGTAACAATATATAACGGTAAAGGATCTCCAGGTGCACCAGGTGTATCAGGATCAAATCAAGTTATTTATTCAGCAGTAAACGAACCAAACACAACCGAGTGGGATGACTTAAGGTTCATTACAGGAACTAGAATGTCAGATAATCCATTAGGTCTAACTCAAGCTACTGCTGTTCCTTTTGATAGAGAAGACTTTGGAAGTATATCTTTTATAAATAATCAAGGTAATTATGGAGGCGGTACTGTATTGGTAGGTAATGTAGTAGTAACAGTATATAATGCTGCAGGTGGAGTCTTAAAGACAGGTTCAATAGGAACAGGAGCAAGTAAAGTAGGTAATAAAGTAGATATAGGAGTAGGTCCTAGAAATCTAGGATATATTGACGGTGGTTGGTATGCTGTTATGGATGGTCAATGGGACAGTATTGACTATTGGAAATCAGAAGTTAACTATACTATTGGCGGTGTATCAGGATCTAAAACATACTACTACGAAAGAAATAAATGTAACTACTACGAATATAACTCAGAGTTTAACTTTGTTAACAGGTATGGTGCATGGGACTTTTATAAAGTAAATTATCCTTTTACACAAAATACAGCCGTTAAAAGAGATACTTGGACTCAACCTAGAATTAATTATTCTACAAGCACAGCTAATGCTGGTAACGATGTATTTAGAAGAGGAGAGCAACAGTATTATACTTCTTATACAGATACATTTAGTACTACAACTCCTCCTTTATCAGAAGATGAAGCAGACTTCTTAGCTCAGATGATGGAATCACAAAACGTATTCTGGATTGTAAAGCAAGATTTTGTTCCCTATAAATTACAAGAACCTATTGTAATAACCAATAGTAATTATACTTGGTGGACTAATCCAAGAGGGCAGAAATTATTTCAATTCACATTTGAGTGGAGATTAGCTAATCAAAGAAGATCTAGAACATAATGCAACAAAACGACGTAATTATAAGAGCCACTTACGAGGGAGTAGTCTATGACTTAGATGTCAATATAGATACTCCTATCCGTCTTAATATCTCAGCAATTGAGAACTCAGAGATCGGATCAACGTTTGGTGTCTCTTCACAAAACTTCGAGTTACCGGGAACCAATTTAAACAATCAGTTCTTTAGACACGCTTATATGATAGGGGCAGATAACGTCCCTGCACTATACCAATCTGTATCTGCTAAGGTAATATACAACGGTCAGAGTTTAATGGCTGGCGACATGCAGCTATCGGAGATTATAGCAGATGAGTACGGGTATGTAAGCTATAAAGTAACAGTAAATGACCAGACGGTAGGATTTAAAGAAGCCCTAACCGGTAAATTTATTAGAAACTGTGACTGGTCTGATTACTCCGGCTTAGATTATTCTATGTCTCAAGTATTAGCTTCTTGGTCTGGCTCAGTAAAGGGTGGTGATTTATTTTACCCTCTTTCTAATTACGGATTCAATGCTAATACTTCTACAACAGCTTCATTAACTCCTTTTAACTTTTTATCAGGTTCTTATCCATCTACCAGAGCTAGAATTAACAATCCTAATACACCTCTAAAGGTACAACAATTTTTACCAGCTATAAAAGCTAAGGTAGTATTAGATAAAATATTTGATCAAGCAGGATTTGCTTATACAGGGTCTTTCTTTAACAATCCAGAATTCGATAACTTATACGTCTTAACTAAATCACAAGATGCTTTAGGAGTAAGTAATTTACAGGGTGGAGATATATACGGAGGATATGCTTATTATTCAGGAAGTGATGAAGTTCTTGATCCAACCAATGATAGCTTTTTCGGTGCTGCACCTTTAACTACTGCAGTTAATAACCCCGCAGGTAACTTTAATATGCCTAATGATACGTACGATGTACAAGAGGCAGGTAATTATGGCTTTAGCTATGACCTATTCGCCTACGCTGTTGGTACAGGATTCTATCCTTGCTTTAATGCTTATGTATCTGTAGCTATTCAGGCAAGTGGACCATCAGGCTTTAGAACTTTAGCACAGCAACAATGGATTGCACCACAAAGTACTTGCTACAGTAGGTTCTTTAACTTTAACGTAAATACAGGTCAAGTTGCCATGCAAGCTGGGGATAGTGTAGGAGTATATGTACAGGCTTCTACAGATTTATTTAGCTACGGAGCGGGTAATTATCTTAATTTAGGTTGGGGTAGTCTTTCCGTAAACCAATCACCTCTTGGATTTGAAGGAGGTACTTATAACATGGCAGATCAGTTTGATGCTCAGGCTAAATCGTTAGACTTCTTTAGAGGTATAATTCAAAAATTTAACCTAGTAGTAGAACCTGATTATAGTCAAACAAAAGTATTATCTGTAGAACCATATAATGATTGGGTATATAGAGGTGCTAAGAAAGACTGGACTAGTAAGTATGATACTGCAAAACGTATCTCTATAAAACATCCAGTAACAGAACAGAAACAATCTTTAAAGTTTCTAGATGAAGATGATGCCGATATCTACAACAAGACTGCAATAGAGAACTTCCCGAATATACCTATTGGTACTACTATCGTGGAAGCTACTTCTGATTTAACTGAAGGTGAAGGTAAGATTGGATCTTTCTTCTCTTCTCTAGTTGCAGAAGGTATTCAAATTTCAGATCAATCAAATAACGTAACATATACTACTTCGGTTACTCCGGCTTTATACAAGTTAGAGAACTCAAGACAAGTATCATATAAATTTAAACCTAGAATTGGATATAAGAACTTTAATAATTCTTTTTATCCTATCTACGTATACGATTCCGGATCTGTTCCGAAATCAGTAGATGTGTATAATTATGCTACCTTACTACCAGTTAGTAATATAGCTACTACCTCTTCTGCGGCTTTAGAAACCTGTACTCTATTCGATACTATAAACGTACCAGAATACCTACAGGAAAATACTATTATGGCTTTAGCCAATGGCTCTGGTTCTCTTGGTACCTACGAAAGATTTTGGAGTACCTATATTGAGAGTCTATATTGGGAAGATGCTAGGAAAGTCACAATGGATATACTTCTAAGACCATCTGACTATACAGACATAGCATTGAACGATAAGATCTTTATTAAAGATCAACAATACCGTATTAATAAAATTTCCGGACTTAATTTAAGTTATCCAGATGTGGTAACTGTTGAGTTGTTAAAAGCTTATCCTAAGATTGGTGAAGTCCTTACTCCGGTAACTCCGGCACCTACTCCTGCTCCAACACCAGCACCAACGGCAGCTCCTACTGCAGCTCCGACAGCAGCACCAACGGCAGCACCAACAGCTGCTCCTACTGCAGCACCAGTAACTCCTGCACCTTCTGTCTTAACTAGCTGTGCTTGTATTGAATGGGAAGTAACAGGAGAAGGAGGACCAGAATCATATGCAGGTTCTGTAGAATATAATGACTGTAATGGTACTTTAACTGCTCGTCAGTTTTTAAATCCTGGATACTACTTTAACTGCGTACAAGTTGTTTCTGGAGTACCTCAAATATTTGAAACAACTAATACTACATATGATTATTATGCAGGCTATAGCTGTTCAGGTGGTTCACCTGCTTGTCCTACTGGAAGTTATATACCATTTACTCCAGCACCAGTAACTCCTAGTCCAACTGCTGCCCCTGTAACACCAGCCCCAGTAACACCTAGTCCTGTTACTCCAGCTCCAACAGCAGCTCCAGTTACTCCAGCTCCAGTTAACTATTACTTCTATTTAGTAACGGAATGTTGTACCCAAGAACAAATTGTTGTTAGAACTATTACTGCAATGGTTCCAGGTACTACATATGACTTAGATGCATTAGGTACTTGTGCTACAGTTGATAGCCTAACATCAGGTCCAGGATTTGATATAGATGCTACACCAGAACCAGTAGGTCCGGGTGGATGTGAAAACCCACAATGTGCTCCTTGTCCTACTCCTGCACCAGTAACACCTGCTCCTCAACCAGCACCAACTCCAGCTCCTGTATCTCCTGGTGATTGTAACTGCTTTGAAATTGTAAATGAAGGTGGTACATCAGCTACTTATAACTATACAGCTTGTAACGGAGAACAGTTTATTAACCAAGTAATTATATCCGGTGCTACTTTATATAGATGTGCTAATAATACAGGAGGAGTAACAACAACATCTCCTGCAGTAACAATAACCGACTGTGGTACTCCTTGTACAGGCGACCATACTGAATGTCTAAACTGTGGTATAACACCAGCACCGGTAACTCCGGCACCTACTACTCCTGCACCGGTTACACCGGCACCAACAACACCAGCACCAACTATAGCATACTTCTACTATACCGTTGAAGATTGTTGTGGTGGTCCAGAATTTATAGTAAGAAGTGAAACACCAATGTCTCCAGGTAGCGTATACGACTTAACTGCAATAGGTGATTGTGCTACAGTAATATCAGCTGCAGGTGGTCCAGGATTTGATCTAGCTGTAACACCAGAATTAATTGGTGCAGGTGGATGTGCTAATGCTCAATGTGATGCTTGCCCTACTCCGGCTCCAGTAACTCCAGCACCTGTTACACCAGCTCCAGGTACTCCTGCTCCGGTAACACCAGCTCCTAGTCCTACAATTTACTCATTCGGTAACTGTGGTAGAGGTAGTAGTGTTTCAGATGCTTGTAATGATGCAGGGGTATTCTCTAGAACATTCTTCTCAAACTGTGATTCAGGAACATTTGGCGTAGGTTGTATAGTTTACTTAGATGCAGGAGGCAATACTCCATTAACAGGATACTCATATATATTCATGAATGGAGCTAACTGGGATATAAATTCATCTACAGGAGTGGTAACAATGTTCTCATCACCACAATGTTAAAAATAAACCAATAAAATGGCAGAAAAGACCTTAAAAATAAATGTAGAAGTCGGTACCACGAGTATAGATGCTCTAGAAACAAAACTATCTAAACTACAATCCGATATAAAGGGTAAGGGTATAGGTACGGAAGAATTTAGAGAACTATCTACTCAGATACAGGCTGTAACAGCGTCATTAGAAGCCGCTAATAATAAAGTTGCAGGCTTTACAGCTGAGAAGAAGATTATGGCTATGGATGGAGCTATCAAGACTTTATCCGGAACCGTATCAGGAGTAGTAGGTATATTCGGTTTATTAGGAGTTGAATCTGATAAGTTAGGAGAGTTCGAAAAGAAAGCAGCTTCGGCTATTGCCTTTGGTATGGGTCTTAAAGACGTATCAGAAGGTTTTCAACAGATAGCTAAATCAGAAGCATTAGCAGCTATTGGTGCTAAATTATTTGGTAATACTTTAAAGACTGCTTTAGTAGCTACAGGTGTAGGTGCTTTAGTAGTTGCATTAGGACTTTTAGTTGCTTATTGGGATGATATCAGAGAAGCAGTAACTGGTGCTAACGCAATTACAGATACATACGGAGAGACTACCAAACAAGTAACTACAGATGTAACTAATTTTAATAAAAGCTTATTTGACGTTAATGCTGCATTTATGGCTGCTAAGGCAGGTACAATGTCTAAGCAAGATGCTCTTAAGAAGTATAACGATACCTTAGGAAAGACAGTAGGTTACGCTGGGTCACTAGAACAGGCTGAGTCTTTAATGGCTGCTAATACCTCAACAGTAATCGAGAGTATTAAACTAAGAGCACAAGCACAAGTCTTTTATGCTAAGTCTGCAGAAGCAGCTGCTAAGTCTGTATCAGGAGAAGCATTTGATCTCTCTTGGTTTGAGCAGGGTTTAAATATCTTGAAGTCTGGCGGTAATATGGTTGGTTTGGCTGTAGCTAATGCTGAGTCGGCTGGTAAGAATTTTGCTGAGATAAATAAACAGACTAAAGCTTTTGCAGATGAAGGTGATAAGTTAACTTTAGCGGCTATTGAAAACGATAAGAAGCTTAAAGCTGGATTAGCTAAGCCACCAGAAATAAAAACTACTGAAGCTAAAAAAGTAGAAACTCCAGAAGAGAGAGCAGCTAGATTAAAGAAAGAAGCTCAAGATAGAATTAATGCTAACGAAGCTATTAAGCAATCAGAAGATGAATTAGCTCAAGCTCAAATTAAGAAATCTAAAGATATAGTAGCCCAGTTAGGAGTAGAAGATGCTGCTAAGGAAACTAATTATCAAAGAGAAAGACAGAGACTTATAGACTTACTTGCTTTAGAAAAAGTAGGATCTAACGAATATAAAACTATACAAGCAGAACTTAATACTTTAGATGCCGGCCGTGCTACTCAAAAACAAGAGTATAACGATCAGGTAGCAACTGCTAATGAAGAGGCTAGATTAAAAGCAGAAGAGCAAAGACAGAAAGACGTAGAGGCTGTTTTAACTCAAAGAGATATAGATATTGCTATTGAGGAAGAAAAGTTAGCTTTAGAAGAACAAAAGTTCCAAGAGAAGACTGCTTTAGCGGTAGAAAGAAATACCTTAGAGAGAGATGCTGCTTTAGCTAATACCGAATTAACAGAAGCACAACGTACAGGCATTATTGAATTATATTCTCAGAGAGAGCAAAATATTAAGAAGCAGGCAGAGAAGGATGAAAAGGAAAGAAAGCAAATATTAGAGCAACAAAAATTAGCTATCGTAGCAGATGGTTTAGGAGCTATTGCTTCTATATTAGGAGAAGGTTCTAAGGTAGGTAAAGCATTTGCAGTATCTCAAGCCTTAATGAATACTTACTTAGGTGTTACTCAAGTCTTAGCAAATAAGACTGTAATCCCTGAACCATTCGGTACTATTCAAAAGGTAGTATCTATTGCCGGAGTATTAGCAACAGGTTTTAAAGCAGTTAAACAAATTACAGCTACACCTCCATTAGCAGCCTCTGCTGGTGGTGCAAGTATGACAGCTCCTTCTGCTCCTGCGGGTATGTCTGCCGGTTCAGCTAGTTTACCAGCTCAAACACCTAAAGTTCCAGAGATAAATCCTTTTCAGACAATCAGGGCATATGTATTAGCAGGAGATGTTAGATCAGGTCAAGAGGCTGATAAAAGAATCGAATTACGCAGAACCGTATAAAAACTATTTATTATTATGAATAAAATCGTAGAATTAAAAATAAATCCAGAAGTAGAACTATTAGGCTTTGATGCTGTAGCTCTTGTAGAACAGCCAGCTATAGAAGAAAACTTCTATGCTTTCAATAATCTAGATATAACCAACCTTATATTTGAAGAGTTCTTAAAGCAAGAATTATTCGATGAATCAGAGGATGTATACGAATTAGAAATCGGAGATTATCGTACCAGACATTATGATATGTGTCCAGGAGCTAGTGCTCTATACGGTAAGATAGTATCAGGAGAGTTACAAGTAGATATGGGATTAGCCATAAGAGCTGCCCGTTTACAAGACGCTTTATTTTGGTTAGAAAAGCATACAGTAAAGGAGATGGGATCTGCTAGTTATGAAGATGTAGTAGCAGCTCAAAATCTTGTTTACGAAATAATGCAGTTAGCTAAGATGATGGGTCTTGAACAAGAGCATCAATATATCTACGGTCACTTACAAGTAATTAGAGAGTTAGCCGGAATAACAGATCCGGATTTCGGCTTAGATGTAGCAGGTCTTCCTAATTTTTTAGACGAGATATCAAAAAAAAAATTTGAATCTTATAGCGACTATCCAGAAGCTGCAGTAAATGCTGCTAAAAGAGCTTTGGAATGGAAGGATAGTCATCCAGATAATGACTGCGGTACCTTAGTAGGATGGGCTAGAGCTAACCAATTAGCTAATCGTGAAAATATATCAGAAGAAACTATCGCAAGAAT